GGCTCAATCAAACTCCACAATTCATTCGATATATCATGCCGATGACAAGATTCGTTCATGGGAAAAACCTCTTCTCTGATTTTTCACATTATACCATTTAATTATTGTCGACACGCCCTAGCCGATTTTGCATCCGGTGCCGGTAATATTTTCGGCGCGACGGCGCAAGACATGGCGCAGTATGCGCAATATTTTACGCAAGCAATGGCGGGCAATTATCGTATGCTTGAAAATCGGATGGGGGTATTTCTTTCCGAGGCGCAAAAACAAATACTTGAAACAGGCGAATATATAGACCGTGCCTTTGTAATACAGGATGTCGTTAATCAATCGTGGGCAGGGCTTGCCGAGCAAATGGCGCAAACACCCGAAGGTATGCGCGCCGGTATGACTAACGCCTTCAATGACATTCGAAGCGCAATCGCGGCGCAACTCATGCCCGTGATTATGGTTCTTTTCGCGACAATACAATCGCATATGCCGCAAATCGAAGCGACATTGCAAATGTTTGTGCCGGCATTGCTTGTGATTATCGGTTTAATCGACGATGTAACGAACGTTGCCTTCTCAATGCTCGGCACGTTGTACGACCTGAATATGATTGAACCCATTTTGTGGGGCATTGTGGCGGCACTCGCGGCGTGGAAAGTTTCCATGGTTATAGCAAAAATAAAAGTTTGGGCGTTAAACGGCGCGTTGACCGCAAAAAATGCACTGTTAGCCGGGATTCCCTTGATTATCGGGGCAATAGTAGCCGGGATTGCGATATGGGTTGATTCCGTCGGCGGATTGTATGTCGCATGGTTGCATACCGTAAATGCTGTTTTAACCGCTTTAGATTGGATGAAAACAGGATTTTACACAGACCTTTACCGCATTTTGGACTTGTGGGACGTTATGGTTCTCGGGATGCGGGCGAAGGGTACGGCAATTGAGAATTTCATGGGTGACATGCGGGCGAATGTGCTGATAATAGTGCAAAGCATGGTAAACGATTCGATTTCTTTAATAAACGGTATGATTTCCGTGTTGAACAATCTTCCCGGGGTTGAGCTTAGTGTAATTGAACAAGTCACCTTTGGAGAGCAAGCCCAACGCGAAAACGAATCAGCAAGGCAAGCCCGAAATGCCGCACTGGAGGCGCGAGGCGTCGATACTTTGGCAAATATGACGGCGCGGGCGGAAAGACTAACACAAATGCAGAAAGACGCATATATAGCAACCGCCGGCAGAATGGCGGAAATCAGCGAACTGCAAGCCGCCGCCCGATACGAAGCGGAGCAAACGGATAACATTGTTACCCACGGCGATTTACTGATTGGAGTTGACTGGGGCGACGGCTTCGGAGGGGTGGGGCGCAACGTTGCAAGCATTGCCGCAAATACCGGCACAATGGCAAGCATAAGCGGCGAAAACTTAAAATATTGGCGCGACATTGCCGAACGTGACAATATCAATCGCTTCACAACGGCGCGGGTTTATTTGCGGATTCCGAGCATTACAAACAACGTAAACAGCAACATGGATTTGGATGATGTTGTTGACTACATCCTCGAAGGCGTGGAGGAAGGTTTGGAGATAACGGCGGAAAGGACGAACGATTATGTATGATTTCTACCTCGACAGAATCCTTTTGCCCGTTGCGCCGCCCGAATTGGAGATAAAGGCAAACAATCAAAACCGAACCCTCAATTTAATAAACTTCGGTGAAGTCAACATTTTGCGAAAAGCGGGCTTGACCGACATAACGTTTACTTGCCTCATCCCGCAAATTAAATATCCGTTTGCGGTGTACATGGACGGTTTCAAGCCCGCATCATTTTTCCTTGATGCGTTTGAAAAATTGAAGGAAAATCAAAAACCTTTCCAATTTATCGTATCGCGGGTAAAGCCGAACGGCGAATTGCTTTTCGACAGCAATATAACCGTAAGTCTGGAGTATCACGTTATAACCGAGGACTGGGAAGAAAACACCTTCGACTTAGAAGTCGAAATTGTATTAAAGCAGTTCCGACATTTCGGAACGAAAAAGGTTGAAATCGTTAACCCTCCGCCCGATGCCCCGCAAGATGCGCCGCCGCAAGCTGTAATCCACGAAAACAGACCTCCGGAAAATCCCCCGAAAGCCCGAAGTTATACGGTTGTTTCGGGGGATTCGCTTTGGGCGATTGCAAGGCGATTTTTTGGCGACGGTTCTCGTTGGCGGGAAATTTATAATCTTAACCCGCAAATTGCCGAACGCAACTTGGGAAGCGGACGGGCAAGTTATACGATTTTTCCCGGTCAGGTTTTCCGGTTGCCCGACCCGTAAAACAGGGGTGATTAAATGCGAATGCTTGAAGGTTTTGAGTTGTTCATAGATAACAACGGCAATATTCAAAGCCCTTCGGTTGTCGGCGGTTTGCGTTGGCAAACTTGGCGAGCCGGTGCGCCGTCGAAATTAACGTTTGACGTTTTAAGGGATGAAAACGCTGATTTTCTTGAAGGCAATCCCGTTGTAATGAAAATTAACGGCGAAAATATTTTTTTCGGTTTTGTTTTCAGCAAGCGGCGCGATAAAGAACATATCATACAAGTTACCTGTTACGACCAGATGCGATACTTAAAAAATAAAGACACCTATATTTACACCGAAAAGACCGCCGCCGATGTAATTCGTATGGTTGCCGCTGATTTTGAATTGAGCTTGGGCGAAATTGCCGATACCTCCTACGTAATACCCGCAAGGGATGAAAACAACACGAGCCTTTTTGATATTATCTACACCGCTCTTGATAAAGAGTTGGTACACGCCGGCAATATGTTTATTTTCTTTGATGATTTCGGAAAATTAACCCTTCGTGACTTAGCCGATATGAAAGTTGACTTGATTATCGACGAAGAAACCGGCGAAAATTTCGATTACACAAGCAGTATCAACGAAAGAACGTACAACCGAATTAAATTAGCGCGGGAAAATAACGAAACGGGGATGCGTGACATTTACGTTGTTCAAGACGGACGCAATATCGACCGTTGGGGCATTTTGCAATATTTCGGAACATTGCAGGAAGGCGAAAACGGCGAAGCAAAAGCCGCCGCGCTTCTTGATTTGTTTAATGCAAAATCCCGCAAACTTAAAATAAAAAATGTCATTGGCGATACCCGCATTCGAGCCGGGAAAATGCCCGTTATTGATTTGAATTTGGGCGATATTACCGTTCGAAATCATATGCTGGTGGAAAATTGCACATGGAAAATATACGAATCCGAATTTTTTATGGACTTAACTTTGCGCGGCGGTGATATACATGGCTGATTTCAGCGGTTTAATAAATATAATTCGAAAAATTGCGGAAGAAACCGTACAGGCACATAAACCGTCGGGGCTTTATTTCGGCAAAGTAACTTCGGTTTCTCCGATTGAAATTACCATCGACCCGAAACACATTTTAACGGAAGAATTTATCGCGTTGGGGCGGTATATTACCGAATATTCAACGAACCTTACCATTGAAGGCGAAATGTGGTGCGGGCTTCGCCCGGACGATGAATTGATGTTAATTCGCGAGCAGGGCGGGCAACGGTACGCCGTTATCGACTGGGTAAACCGTGTTGAAGAAGATGACCGCCCCGCATGGATATGCGAAGGCAAAGTTGTTTCTGTTTCGCCGCTTGCAATCAAAGTAAACGATTACTTGACCCTGCCCAAAGAAAAGTTAATTTTATGCCGTTCCGTTACCGACAGGTTGGCGTTTTTATCTTTTGACAACCCGGCAATTAAGCAGAAGGTAAATATTTTTGACCGCGCCGAAGCCGAGCCGTTACCCGGCAGGGTTCGGGCCGGCGGCGAACCTCACGCCCTTCGCCCCGACGACATACCGCCGCCGGAGGTTGACAAAGTTACGGATATTCAATTCGCCCGGAAATCGTTTGACGGCGAACCCGGGGGCGGCTTGCCGGCATATCACGAAGTAACAACTTACAACCGTTTTGAAGTCGGCGACAGGGTTATGTTGTCGTGTGAGCGTTCTTTGCAAAAATGGTTCGTCGTGGACTTTACGCATCAAGTAAAACAAGAAAATGCACATTGGATATAAGGGGGTGCGGATGTGATACCAAGAAACAGCGGATTATTACAACAAGATTTTGTAATCACAGAGCAACCGACACTTACTTACATGATGGACATGGAAAAAATGCATATCCGAGGCAATACCGATAATTTGCGGGCGATGGAACAAGCCGTTTATAAAATTGTTTTCACGGAGCGTTACGAATACACTATTTATTCTCCGAATTACGGGGTACAGTTAAAGGATTTGTTCGGGATGCCGAAAACTTTCGTAATCCCCGAAATAAAACGGCGAATCACGGAAGCGTTACTTTGGGACAGTCGCATTACAAGCGTGGATAATTGGAGTTTCAGCATACCGCGACGTGGTGTTGTTGACGCTTCGTTTCGGGTTGTGACCGATTTCGGGGACATTCTCATGCAAAGGGCGGTGAATTTCTAATATAGAGGTTCATAAAAAACGTAGCAAAAATTCAATCTTCTACTGATACTGATATAATATCATAATATTCCACAAATTGCAACATTTGTTACACGTTTTGCGAAATTGGCGCAGAGCAGAAA